CTTTTTGTCGCGCAAAAAGTGGAATCATAGGAAAAAAAAGGCTATATGACACAAGAAGAGAAGACAAGAGTTTTCAACAGCGGAGACTTCAAGTCCCTGTCCGACTCCCAGCGCAGGATCTTCCGGCAGGTGGTGGACGACCTGGACTCCCGCGGCCTGTTCAGGGCGACCGACGTCTCCATCATCGCGTCCTATTCCAGGAACGTAGTGCTGGCCAGGCTCGCGTCGAAGGAACTGGACAAGAACGGGATCATGCTTGTGGAGGACGACAAGTATCACGGCGTGAAGACGAAGCAGAACCCGGCGGTCGACATCCTCCAGAAGGCGCAGACCGCCATGGAGAAGACGGCAGCGCTCCTCGGTCTCACTCCCACCGGGCGCAAGCGCCTGAAGGACGAGCAGAACATCAAGACGGCATCGGAGGTGTGGGATGAGCAGGAAGACTGATATCGAGCGGGTGCATGAGTGGTGCGCCCGCAACATCTCCGGCGAGATCCCCTGCTGCATGATGGTCCGCAAGGCCATCGAGAGGTGGCAGGCGGACCTGGAGCGCCCCGACCTGTACTTCGACGAGAAGGCCTTCAAGCGCTTCGTCAGGTTCGCCCGCGAGTTCAAGCACTACAAGGGGCCGCTTGCCGGCTCCCGCTTCGAGCCGGAGGACTGGCAGCTGTTCGCCGTCGCAAACGTCATTGGCCTCAAGAGGAGGGCCACCGGCCTCCGGAAATACAACTACGCGGACATCTACGTCCCCCGCAAGAACGGCAAGACTTACTTCTCCGCCGTCTTCGCGGCCTTCTTCCTGCTCAAGGACGGGGAGGCCGGACCGGAGGTCTACACCGCGGCGGTCGACCAGGCGCAGGCCCGCCTGTGTTATGATGCCAGCGCGGAGATCATCCGGCGGTCCATCTTCGCCGAGGACACCAAGCCGTACAACTGGGGTATGAAGTCGCCCAAAAATGCCGGGGTGTTCAAGCCCCTATCGAAGGATACCAAGAACAAGGACGGCCTGAACATCCACGCCGCCATCTGCGACGAGAGACATGCATGGCCGAACACGGAGATCTACGACGTCATCAAGACCGGCATGGGCGCCCGGAGCCAGCCGATGCTCCTGTCCATATCGACCGCCGGCACCGACACCAGCAACCCCTACTTCTCCGACATCGAGGTCTACAAGGACATCCTGCTCGGGGTCAAGGAGAAGGATAACCACTTCCTGCTCCTATTCTGCCCGGACGAGGGCGACGAGTGGGACGATCCGGTGACCTGGGCGAAGGTCAACCCCAACCTTGGTGTCTCCCTCTCCCTGGACTACATGAGGGCCGAATGCAGCGAGGCGAAGCTCCGCGGAGGCACCTATCTGGCCGCCTTCCAGACGAAGAACCTGAACATGTGGGTGGACGCCCCGGAGGTGTGGCTCTCCGACGAGGACGTGCAGGAGAACAACGCTCCCTTCGACGTCTCCCTGCTGACGGGCGAGGACTGCTACGTCGGCCTCGACCTTGCGTCCAAGAGCGACATCTCGGCGGTCTGCCTCTTCTTCCCCGAGAGGAAGGTGGCCCGCTTCCTGTTCGCCGTCCCGGAGGCGAAGGTGGAGGAGATGGAGGACCGTGTGGACTACCGGCTGTGGAAGGAGCAGGGCTGGCTGACCGTGACCCCCGGCAAGGTGCTGGACGAGGACTGGTTCGTCGACTTCCTGCTGAAGGAGCTGGAGCCGTACAATGTGCGGTGCTTCGCATACGATCCGTGGGCCATGTGGAACCTGGTGCCGAAGCTCCGGCGGTACGAGTCCGAGCTGATGGCGTACCAGCAGAGCATCCGCTACATGTCGGTGCCGTCGAAGTGGGTGGAGACCGAGGTGCTCCAGCACAACATGAACTTCCTCTGCAATCCGGTGATCCGGTGGATGTTCAGGAACGTCGTCCCCTACCGAGATCCGAATGCGAACCTGAAATTGGACAAGGCCAAGAGCCGGAACAAGATAGATGGCGTGGTCGCCCTGGTCGACGCCGTGGGCGGATGGCTCACAAAGACGGCGGAGAAACCGGAGAAGAAAGCCTATCAGGATCACACACTCCGGACGGTCCGAATGTAATTGAACTGATGCTTCAAAAGTACACAGTTAAATATCTCTAAACTACATAGTTAAACCCTTTGCAAAGTGCATCTTTATAGCAGATTAATGCTATTTTGCGCACGAAATGGCAAAGGAACCTAAACGCAAAGGCCTGAAGGCCGTCCTGCGCAGCTGGCTGCTGGGCCCGGTGAGTCAATTCTCCGGGTTCCCCGGCATGTACATCAATGGCATCGACGCCGGTGTAACGGTCACATCCGAGACCGCCCTGCGCTTCACGGCGGTGTTCGCCGCCATCAAGATCCTGTCGGAAAACATCGCCGGTCTCCCGAAGTCCGTCATGCACCGGACACCGGAGGGCGGCTTTGAGCCGGCCACGTCCCACCCGGTGCACACGCTTCTCCACGACCGCCCGAACTCCTTCATGAACGTCTTCACGTTCTGGTTCACCATGATCGCCTGGATGCTCGGGAAGGGGAACGCATACGCCGTGATCCAGTACGACCGTGGAAAGCCGTCTGCCCTGCATCCGGTCTCTCCGGACTGGGTGAAGGTCGTGTTCGTCAATGGCGAGAAGATGTACGTGGTCAACTCGAAAGACCCCGACTTCGAATATCTCAACGGCACCTATCTGGACCACGAGATGCTCCACTTCATGCTCTTCACGCTTGACGGGCTTGTGGGGGTCGACCCCATCGTCTATAATGCCGCGGCAATAGGAGAAGGCATTGCGGCGCAGAAGTTCACCGCGGACTTCTTCCGCACCGGCGGCGCCATCAAGGGCACGCTTGAGACGGATCAGTCCCTCGGTGACGACGACTACCAGCGCTTCATGGAGCATTGGAGGGCGTCCGCAGGAAACGGCGAGACCCCCCTGCTGGAGTACGGCTTCAAGTACAAGGCCATCAACCTGAGCCCCGAGGCAAGCCAGCTGCTCCAGACCAAGACGTTCTCGATCAACGACGTGGCGCGGATCTATTCCATCCCGCCGCACATGCTGTCCGAGCTCTCACACGCCACCTTCTCCAACATCGAGCACCAGACGATCCAGTTCGTCCAGTACAGCATCCGCCCGATGGTGAAGCGCCTGGAGGACGAGCTTGAGCGAAAGTTCTTCACAGGGAATGACATGGGCGCCTACTGCGTGAAGTTCAGCCTCGACGGCCTGCTCCGCGGAGACACCCAGGCCCGCAGCGCATACTATCACAACGCCATCCTTGACGGTTACATGAGCCGGAACGAGGTCAGGAACCTCGAGGGGCTCGAGGCCGCCGAGGGTCTTGACATCCTTCTCTACCCGCAGAACGAGAGCATCGTCAGCAACGACACCGACGCGAACGAGGTGCTGCTAGCAGAGCGTCTCGGCGTTGGCGGCACCCAGTCGCTCGTTTCCGTCCTCCAGGACGAGAACCTGAGCGACGACCAGAAGAAGGCCCTGCTGAAACTCCTGTTCAGCTTCTCCGACGAGGAGCTGTCCTCACTTTTCCCGAAGACATCCTCCGGAAGCGATAACGATAAAAACGAATAGTCATGACACCGAGACCAGTTTTGAACCTGTTCCGCTCCAACAAGGCCACCATCAGCGCTCCCACCAAGGGCACGGTCACGAAGAACAGCATCGTCGTCACCGGCACCGTAACGTGGTACAAGGGAGACGCCACCTGGGGCGTGGCCTACAAGAAGCACAGCGCCTCGTCCTGGACCCACCAGGCAAGCACATCAAAGTCCATCAACGAAACCCTCACGAGCCTCACGGCGTCGACCCAGTACGACATCAAGCTGTACGTCAAGTACAACAACGTGTACCAGTACGGCTCGGAAATCAATGTCACCACCAGCGCAGCCGAATAGACATGGACGAGAACAAGATCATCAGGAGATTCAACGACGCACCGGAGATCCGGAAGGTTGACGAGGAGACCCGCACGGTCGAGTTCGTCGCCTCGGACGGCAGCGTCGACTCCTACGGGACGATCCTCCCCGTGGACAAGTGGGACCTCCAGCGCTACCAGAACAACGGCATCGTCGGCTACATGCACGACGTGTACGGCGATTCCTGGACCAAGAGCGCAGATCCGGACGACGTGATCGGCAAGGGCGTGGCCTTCGTCGAGGATGACAAGCTCGTGGTCCGTATCACCTTCGAGCCTGCTGACCTGAACGAGAAGGCCGACAAGATCTTCCGCAAGCTCCAGTTCGGCTCCCTCCATGCCGTGTCCGTCGGCTTCCGTGCGACCAAGAAGGGCCACATGGGAGACGAGGAGCGCGGGGAAGATCCGAAGGTCTACTACTACGCCGGACAGGAGCTCCTCGAGGTGTCCGTCGTGAACATCCCATCCAACGCCAACGCCCTGAAGCGGGCCCTCGAAGAGGAACGCAAGAGCTGGGACGTGGAGGAAGAGCAAGAGATCAGAAAACCGGAAGAGGAGGCGCAGGCCGCCGAACCGGAAGCTGACTATACATCAACCATCGCCAGGGCCCGCGCCCTATTGGCAAAAATCCATTAACAACCATGAGAAACTCGAACGAGATTTCCGCCGAACTCGACGCCAAGATGCGCGAGTTCGAGGCCTGCCAGGATGCCGCGCAGCGTAAGACCCTGGCCGGTGAGGTCGAAGCCCTCACCAACGAGTTCAACGAGGCCAGCGTGAGCGAAGCCGCCCGCAAGGCCTTGGCGAACAAGCGTGTCCTCACTCCCGATGAGGAGAAGGATGTCCGCCGCTTCTCCATCTCCAAGTTCCTGCGCGAGGCGCAGCACGACGCCCTGACCGGCGTCGAGGCCGAGATGGCCAAGGAAGGCGAGGCCGAGTTCAAGCGCTCCGGCATCAACCCCAGCGCGAACTCCGTCTTCATCCCGTCCTTCGCCCTCCGTACCTACTACGACACCAACGCCAGCGACACCGATGATGGCGGTCACGGCAACGCCTTCAAGGAGGAGCGGATGCTGTCCTACGAGGGCAAGCTCCGCGGCCAGATGCTCGCTGCCAAGCTTGGCGTCCGCTTCATCAACAACCTCGTCGGCAACCTGAACATCGTCACCGGCGGTGCCGATGCCGCATGGGTCGCCGAGGATGTCGCCGCCAGCAAGGCCTATCCGGCCTACGCGAAGCGCACCCTCTCCCCGAAGCGCCTCCAGGTCCTCCAGGGTATCACCTACGACCTGATGCACCAGAACTCCCAGTCCGTCGACCAGCTGATCATGGACGACATGGTCAAGGCCCACGCCGCCGCCCTCGACGCCGCGATCTTCGCCGGCTCCGGCTCCAGCGGCCAGCCCTCCGGTGTCCTCGCCTCCGCTGGCAACACCGTGAACATCGACACCAACGGCGGCCCCATTACCTACGCCAAGCTCGTCGAGATGGAGCAGGCTGTCGGTGAGGACAACGGTCTCCTGGACGACACCCTCGCCTACGTTTCCAACGCGAAGGTCATGGGCAAGCTCAAGACCATCCCGCAGGTCGAGGGCTATCCCTGGTACCTGCTGAATGACGGCAAGGTGAACGGCTATCCGTTCTACATGAGCAACGCCGTGCCGAGCAACCTGGACAAGGGCTCCAGCCAGAGCCACGTCCTCTCCGCGGCCCTCTTCGGCGCCTGGAGCCAGGTTATCTGTGGCTCATGGGGAGGTGGTTTGGGCTTCATTATCGATCCCTATTCCGCCAAGGCATCCGGCGTCCTCGAGGTGACCGCCATCGCCTACCACGACGTGGCCGTCCGTCACGCCGACGCCTTCGCCAAGATCGTCGACATCACCACCACCTAATCCGTCCTGAACGATGACTGAGAGAACCTTCGTCAATATGGCCGCTAACGGACTCCTCCAGGAGTTCAAGCGCCACATCCGCATGACCAGCGACGACCTGGACGCAGAGCTGTACCAGAAGATGCTGGCCGCGGTGCAACACGCTGAGCACCATATCGGCAAGGTCACTCTCCGGTCGGAGTTCACGGTGACGGTGCCGTTCTCCACCACGCTCGTCCTCAAGGCCCCCAACACCATGATGGTGGGTCTTGAGGTCGACGGCGTGGCTTCCACCGACTATGTGCTGAACGGCAAGGTCCTCACCGTCAACGGCACCGGCAGCCAGATGAAGGTCACGTACCTCGCCGGCTACGAGTGCCTGCCGTGGGACATGAAGGCCGCCATCCTGATGGACGCCGCCAGCCTGTTCAACAACCCGACGGACAGGGTGGAGATCCTGACGAAGGCCTCCCAAAACCTGCTCCGTCCCTACCGTTCGTGGGGGCTTGACGATGGAGAACAAGTTTAACCTCGGCCAGCTCGACACGCTGGTCACCGTCAATCGGTGCACCCAGTCCACAGGATCGCAGGGCGAAAAGAAGTTCACCTACTCCTTCTTCCGCGACGTGTACGCCATGGTGGACCGCAGCGTGAACAACACGATCTCCAACACAAACCTGGAAGAGGGCGACTACGTCCAGCTCACCATCCACAAGATCCCCGAGCTGACCACCCTCTGGCAGATAGTCCTGGACGGGCGGGACTATGAGATCACCGGCATTGACCCGGTGTCCAGGATCTCCCCCGTCTGCGTCCTGTCCATTCACTCGATCAAGTGATGCCGCAGGTCGTTACCATAGAAGGGCTCGATGACTGCCTGAAGTGCATGGACGCTGCTCCGGCGAACGCCGTGAAGATGACCAAGCAGGCCCTGCGCGAAGCCGCAAAGGTGACGAGGCAGCAGATCAAGATGAGGACTCCGAAGCGGTTCCAGAGGCTCGCGGGGTTCAAGCTGAAGAAGGTGTCGGGCCAGCAGAGCCTCTGGATAGGCCTGTTCAACAGGGAGGCCGGAAAGAAGGACCCCTCCGAGGTCTCCGACTGGTTCAAGGCCTATTGGAAAAACTACGGAACCCTGAAGCACAGGGACCCGTCGCACCACTTCAAGTACCCGATCCGGACGGAAAGGGCCAAGAGAAATTGGGAGGGCCAACCCGCGGAGCACTTCTTCGAGGGTTCCATCGCAGGATGGGAGGGGCCGTTCCTCAACGCATTTGAAGAGTCCCTGCTCGATCAGCAGGACAAACTATATGACCGATGACCGAAAGTCTGCGCACACAGCTCGTCAGCCTGCTCACCACGGCGAATGTTGACGTCCGCCTCTCCGAGGACGAGACGAAGGAGTATCCCTTCGTCACCTACGAGATGACGGTCACGCCCGTCAACGACAAGGACGGCGTCTGCAAGTACGTGGGCGACACCTACATCCGGATGGTCTCCGACGACTTCGCAGAGGCTGACTCCATCAGGGAAACCGTGGAATCTGCCGTTGAGACTGGGATGGGGCACGGGGCGCTGTTCAGCTCACGCCTGATGTCCACAAACAAGGACTGCGTCAACGACGTCTGGACCATCGAGCTCTATTACACACTCGCGCAGTACGGGGACGTCCCGGCACCTGCGTCGAACCAGGAACCCGCAAACACTTAATACGACAAGCACTATGGCAGTAGCAGGATACAACATTGCTTTCAAA